CGCTTACGGGTATAGCGGAAATCCCGCCCCCAACACCTCCTGTGGTGTTTACCGCGATTGCACTCGCAACCGAAACTCCGTTTCCCCCACCACCAGTGCCATTCGTAGCTGAGGTGATTCTTCCTTGTGCATCGACGGTAATATTAGCATTATTGTAAGCCGAAGGTGTTACCCCAGTATCAGAAAGCTGGGCAGGTCCAACTGCGTTGTTAACAATATTAGAAGTATCTACGCTGTTAGAGGCGAGTTGATCATTTGTAACAGCGTTAGGCTTAATAGCGTCTGTTTCGACTGAAGAAGCAGCAAGTTTGGTAGAAGTTACGTTACCGTCTTTAATTTTGCTAAAAGTGACAGCGTTATCGGCAATCGTTTCTTGAGTTACGGCTTCGAGCACAATATTAGAAGTATCTACAGCAGCCGAGGATAATTTAGCCGTTGTTACTGCGCCAGTTTTAATTTTTGCATTAATTACAGCTTCATCACCAATCTTGTTTTGAGTTACGGCAAAGTTCCCAATCGTCCTTTCTGTTATAGCTTGTGTTGCTATTTTATCGGTTGTAACCGAACTCCCATCAATCCTTGACGCTGTTACAGCACTAAGAGCAATTTGATTTGCTGATACTTCGTCTAGAAGTGCTAAATCTCCTGACGCACCAATAAAAGCACTAAGCTCTGCTGAAGTGTCAGAAACATAACCAGACACAACGTCGAAGGTGTCAGAAGTATCAAAAACATATGTTCCCGCACCCTTAGCTCGCTCTACTTGAGTTCGGTTAAGTGTGGAACTCCCGGCACTATCCCTAAAAATATAAAAAGGAGCGGATAAAGTTACCCCTGCCGAATTCTCTAAAGTTAGAGCAAAATTGCCAAAAGTTAACTTAGAAGCGCCTGTTGCGTTTTCTATAGATTTTTGGCCCCCTAACTTGAAATCCTTATTAGTGAAAAAGATTGTATCATTGTCTACAGAAGAAACGACCGACGATACGACACCGCTAACTCCAGAAACACCTGAGGCGTCATTCCAAGTTGTGGATGCATCATTAACGCCGTCATACAAGTTTTTTATTGATTTCGTTCCAGTTAAAGCTTCTGGGGCGGTGGAGCCAATCTTTATATCTTCGAACCCGACTAGACCTACCTTGTTTGCAGATATGTAGCCTATATCATCTTGAAGTTTAACGACGGCTTTATCATCACCATTAGAATCTACATAAGCTAAGGTGGTCACTATGTTTCTAGGCCCGTTAATTCTAGCCGCACCGGAAAGCTGAATAACATCCCCACTAGAACTATCCTGACCTGTGCTCTCCTGTATAACTCTAACTTTTTTTGCTATTGTTTCTAAAGCACTAAATGTAGGCACATCAGGACCACCACCAAACCCGTCTATTGTCCCTGACAACCCAGAAAGAACTCCTGACCCATCCTCAACAACTTCACGGGATGCATCCCACAAAGGAGCAGACGTAGCGACATTATTTAAATCAGCAAAGCGGTCTATACTTACAGTAGTTTGTGCTAGCTTATTGCCTTGAACCCTGATGAAATTGTTTGTAGAGTGCAAAAGAATCTCATCTGATAAAATCTCCAGCCCACCACCCGAAAGACCTACATCTCCAAGGGACACATACTCTGGGGCAATTAAAGCTTCAGATCCCCCGGCATTAACTAAAGTAAGAAAATTATCTAGAGCGGAAAGACCTTCGGATATTCTCCTCGAATTATGTTGTCCTGAGAGGTCTGACAAAACATTAGACCCGTCAAATACGAAACTGGATACAGTTTCAAACTCTCCGCTAACATCGGTTACTCTAGCATCAACAGCATCAATTTGTCCCTGGAAACTTCCTACAGTGGTGCTGAGGCTAGTTACATCTCCACTAAGAGCATTGAAATCTGTGCTTAAGTCTAATAGATTATCTACAACTCCAGGTTCAGTTAATGCAGATACAGAATCTATCTCACTTTGGAAACCAGCAACATCACTACTAAGGCTAGTTACGTCTCCGCTAAGATCGTTAAAATCATCAGGTAACGCCGATAAAACAGGAGCAATAGGAACAAGCGAGGACAGAGCGTCAACATCTTCTTGGAAATCAGCAACATCACTACTAAGGCTAGTTACGTCTCCACTAAGATCATTAAAATCATCAGGTAGTGTTGACAATACAGGAGCAATTGGAACCAAAGGTTCCAATTGAGCTACAGAGCTAACTGCATCGTTAACCGCTGAAGGTAGGATACTAGATGATATAGTATCGTCTTCATTAGAAGCAATTAGCCCTGTTGGCCTACCTAATTCATCAGTTTCTACAAATAACAGTGACGATAATTCTGACATAACACTCCTCCGTCTTTATGTAGTGTTATAAGCTGTAAGGAGAAACTTTGTTCACGATCACTCAGCGTCGAACTCGCCGCCCAGTTCCTTAACAATTTCTCCAACAACCTTATCAATATCAGCAAGATCGTCTATAGCCTCTTTTTCCGTTTTTACTTCCGGCATTTCCGCTACGGGCTCTAAAGATTCTTTAGCCTCTTCATCAGCCTTCTTGACCTCATCTTCTACAGGGTCAGTGGGCTTTTCCTCTGGCTCTGGCTCTGTGGCCTCAGCAACATCTTCTAGGTTTTCGTCGCTCTCATACTCAGCATCTTTTTCTGAAAGCTGCTCTTCAATATTACTGACTAGGTTCTTGATGTCAGAAAGCTGTCCCGTAATTCTCTTAAAGTCTACTTTCGAAGAAGAGGCTTCTTCTAACACTGTGTCGTACCCTGCGGTAACGAACATCTCAAGAAGGAAGTCGTTAACATCAATACACTCTACACCGTGCTTGCCTTTTAGGTTTTGAGCCATCTCGGAAAGAACACCTTTAAGAACGCTTCCCTTAGGAGCTAATCTAGAAAGAGCCTCGAATATTACAACTTGGGTGTTGGCTAGGCTTTTGAACGAGGCTGGGTCCTGAATGTTTTGTACGTTGACTCCATACTTCTCATTGATGTTGTTTATGAACACTTCCTTCACATCCTTCTTGTATTCGAAGATTCTAGAAGCGAACTCCTGAATGTCTTTTTCAGTTACGCCTAAAGCGCCATCTACGGAAGCAAGGCAGTTAGAGAAGGTTTCGAATAGGCTTTTCTTAGAAGCCAAAGCAAGGTAAGGAACCTCAACTAGAGCTTCACTTAGTGCAGCTACAGTATCCTCAGCACCCTCAAAAACCATGCTCGCAAGCTTGCTTATGGAGGGGGCGCTTGCCCAAACCATCTCAAAGTTTCTTTTGGACTCTACAATCTCTTTCTTGATAAGCTCTTGACGGCAAACCATATCATAGATGGATTCGTTAACACCTCTCTTTAGGCTGTAGGTTCCTTCTTCCTCTAGCTGCTCTAACGTAATTCTAGGGAAATCAAACGCTTTGGAAACTGCGTTGGAGAGGTTTACCGCGTTACGAATTTCAGGGACCTGAATAATTCGGTCTAGGTTTTCTGTAAGGAAGGCGTTTAACTGAGGGACTACTTCCATAAGGTTTTGGAAAGAATCGGATCCTAGAATGTCTTCTGTTTCAGATAAACGAGCGCACTGCTCATGAAGCCTCTTTTGAACTCCAGAGAGCTTGAGTCTGTTCTCCCAGAGCGTGAGAATGTCAGTGAAGCTATCGTCGGCTTCGCCATACTCAGAGTAGTGAATGCTTTCAATGAAGGAGTGCATCTTTTCGTTAACAAAACCGTCAAAGGTCTCTTCATCATCAAACACGGAAGAGTCCTGGACTTTGATGTTCTCAAGACCAACATCCTCGGAAATAGAGTATTTACCTGTAATAACCTTACCGCTTTCGGTAAGGTAGGTAACCTGATCGTTGTTCCCGTCCATGCTGAAAAGCATAACATTCTCTCGGATTGATCTGCCGATGCAGTCACCTAATTTTACTAGGTGTGTGATTGTCTTATCTCTCTCCTCAAATAATCTTGAAAACATTTTATTTTCTCCGTTTAAGTTATATAGATTAGCTTTCTAGTAGCTCCTCAGCTTTTTGCTTTTGTTTTTCCACAATTCTGTGCATTACTTCTTTTGCTTCGTCATCCAAGGTACGATTTAGCATAAATTCAACTGGTGTTTCGGTACTTTCATTCGCTGTAGGTGGAGTATTTTCAGCAGACTCCATACCTGGGCCTTGATCAGCCGCCATCGGAGCGCCTTGGGCCTCCATAGCCATCTGCTCTTCTTGCTCCTTCTTCATTTCCTGTATGGTGCGATCTGCTTCCTCATCAGTCATGTCAAAGTATTCTTTGTATAGATTCTTTTTCGGAAGAAGCTGAAGTCCTTGTGCCGCCTGAATAACTCGAATCTTCTGCTCATCAAGGTCAAGCTTTCTCTTAGCAGACATATCAGAAGGCTCAGGAAGCCTAATTCTAAGCTTCTTGATTAAGCTCGCAGGGAACCCACGAAGCTGTAGATGCCTTTTAGCTAGGTTCTCTAGCCCCGTCTCAATGTCTACCTGAACTCTCTGAATAGTTCTAGCAAACTTAACATCTAGCTGAGAAAGGTTGGCTTTTCTTTCTGGAGACTTGTCTTTTTCTACAAGGTAATCCTTCGGGACCTTGAGGGCCGCGAGAAGCTTATCCCTGTAGTATCTAACATCCTCAATCTCTCCAAGGTTGGTAGCACCAGGAAGGGTCTCAATCTTTGTGCCCTTACCATTCTTAGTAGCGACGAAGAAGTCTTCATCTAGAGACATGGGGTTATACCTAGCATTGACCGTGGAGTTATTTCCTTGGTAGAACTTCTCCTTCTTGAACTTCTGCTTAATACGCTCAATGAACATCTCAGCTTTGCTAGTAGGCAAGTTACCTGTGTCGATATAGAAGATACGACGCTCAGGAGCGCGAGAGAGGCGATAAATCATCATCGCGTCTTCCATCATCTTGAGAGACCGGAAGATTCTGTGGCACAGAGCAGCAATGGACTTTCCGTAAGGGTAGAAGATGGGGTCTGACGTATGCATACGGAAGTGTACGATTTGGTGCTTATCCAACTCAATATACTTAACAGGTCTTTGGTTTCCTGTGCCGTTGTACATGACATCCATTACGTCATCAGAAGGAATCTCCTGTAAGAACTTCTTTAAGTACCCGAACTCGTTCTCTACCCTGAGAAGGTAGTTAGGATTAAGGACTTTAAGCTTCTTGATACCTTCTTCTGGCTTCTCCACATTTAGAATCATTTCAATGAAGCAGTCACCATACTTCACTGTGTTTCTGACGATATCCCAAAGAATTTTGTCTAACTTAATGTCAGAGAAAAAGGATTCAACTTCCTCTACTACCATAGAGTTCTCTGAGTCCACATTCCATCGCTCACCCCGATTTCCCCTTTGAGTGGTATCATCAGCATAAATATCAAATGCCGCACCTACTTCAGGGTACTCATCCATCTCCTCATATTCTTTGTAGCGCCTTTTCCTGTTTAGCTCGTTTTGGGGAACGATTGGGTTTCTTACGATACCGCCTATAGCTGGGCCTTCCCTGCCTGGGGTATCTTTGAGCACTCCGGTAGACTTAATAGTGTCGCCTGTAAGAGGAGTAGCTTGCCCTTGGTCTAATGCCTTCTGAACCTCTGGTTGAGCTTTAGTGGCAAAGAACTTAGCAAAGAACCTTCCAATAGGGCCAGTAGGCGTGTAGTAAGTTCCTGACCTTCCCGCAGAACCACCAAAGTTCGTATACCCGCTTTCGTTTACAGGCTCCTCGTTATTTTCTTCTATTTTATCAGCCATCTGTAGTCTTCCTTGCTCATAGCTCCATGAGCGGTCTTGATATTAGCGGTGTAGGAATTTGTTATCGGTAGAGGCGCATCTCCAGGCAGCGGCCTCGTACCCATAAGTTCCATAGGCGTGGTATCTAACAAGTTTTTGTAAGCGTGGACAGAAAGGGCAAGACTCATAACTAGATCGTCATGGTATCCCTTTTCCGCTTGAACTTTACCGTTCTCACCAATGATGAATGTGAAAAGCTCGTCGCAGGTTCTAGTAGAGTTAATTTTGATTAAGTCTGTTCTGACTGCCTCTTCTAACTCGGCTAAAATACTCTCTCTGTTTTTTGCTGTGATTTGAAACCCTATCTCTCCCTTGTCGTCAGCCCATAAGTTCTCATACTCATAGACGTTGTAGAGCCAGTCGATCAAGTTGTTTCCAATCGTGTTTCGCTCACAAATAATGTGGGCTGTATTATATAGCATACCTTCGTTAGCTAATATTTGAGCAAAATCATTTATTGCTGTCCTATTAGAGTAGAACTCAGCAACCTGCTGCCCATTATACATGTTTATTATGTGAAAAGCAGAGTAATCTCGGTCTCTACCCAGAGAAGTATCACAGGCAATCAGGTAACTGTAGTGTGGCTGAGGATCTTGCCACACGCGCATACGGTTATTGTGCTTGGTGTAATACTCTTCACTCGTCTGCTGCGCGACATCCTTGAGGATCTCACCTTCAATATAGGTGTCACCTGTGCCCAGGAAGCTGCACTCATACTCCTGTAGCCACTGTTTCGTGGGCATGTTGGCCTTAGTAGTCTCCTCCCACTTATGGATGTCTAGATCCTTCTCAGCCATCTGTTCATACAAATGCTCATACCCTGGAGTAAAATTATACTCTGGGTGTTCTTGCCAGCGAATGTCTATGGGGTGGAAGGAGTTTTCCCCGTCCAAAGCCTTTTGATATACCTCATGATACCAGTTACCGATACCGTTGACAGTAGAAAGCACGAAAGCACGACCACCTGTAGAAATAATCGGATAAACAGCAGCCCAAATAGTATCAATATTTTCAATGAATGCAGCCTCATCAATGATTAGTAGGGATCCAGCAAGTGATCGACCCGACTGCTTACCAGAAGGTCTCGATTTAATTACAGAGTTAGTCTTGAG